ATCAATGGTCATGGGCGGGCAGTCATCGTCGATCAGCGACAGTTGAACGTCGGCGGGCTGCACCGTCACGTTGTTGACGACCTCGACCGGGGTCGGCTCGACGTTCACAACCACATTCGGGGAGCCGACACGTTCAAGGGCAGCCACGGTCGCGTTGGTCAGTTCGCGGCGCTCCTCATCCGCCCGCAGCGCACGGGACTGCCGTGCAGCCTCGAGTTCGCCGGCTTTTCTGGCCTGCTCCTCCAGCGTGGAGGCGAGCTGCTGGTTCGCGTCAGCGACCCTGTGGAATCCTTCGCGGACCGCGTCGCCGATCGCGTCAAGGTTCTGGTTGACGCGCAGCTCGATCGACGGCACCGACAGACTCTTCGTGTCCGCGTCCGCGTCACCGTCGGCGGCAGAAGGCTTGCCGGGCTTCGGAGACAGCGCCGGGAGCGCGTTGGGTGCGCCGCCAACCGGGGTGATCTGCGGGATCGCGCCCACGCCGCCGGGGAGGGGGTCGTATCCGAGCTCGGCCCTGGCCTCGTCAGGCGTCAAAATCCCGGCCTGCACCCGCGCCTGCAACACCGTCGCCTCTGTCAACAGGTCGCCGCGGACGAAGTCGTCGGTGTCGAACGCCGGATAGGTCTGCGACCCGCCGAACAGATCAGGGTCGGCGTACAGCGCGTCCTCGATGCGGGCGAGCTCGGGGCCGAGCCCGAACCTGAGCCACGCCATCAGGTCCTGCTCGAGGTCGGGGCGGGGATGCGCGATCTGGGCGCCCAAAAGGTTCGCTGGGACGCCCATGATGCGGGCGGCGTCCTCCACCGTTAGATGTTCCATCTCGACGAACTGGGCGTCGGCCGGGGTCATCCCGATCGGCTTGATCGTCGCGCCGCCACCGATGACCAACGTGGTTTCGCCTTCGGTGCCTTCGTAGTTGGCCCGCCACGACTCACGCCACTGGTCGGCCTGTTCTTTGCCGATGCCGGCGGGGAACTCGACACCGATCTGGCCGGAGATCCCGCGGCGCCACATCCGGGCCTCGTGGCGCTGCCGGCCCAGTGTGGCGTTCAGCTTCTCCCGGAACACCTGCACCGGGGTCGGCGCCAGCAACTGTCCGCCCTGGCCGTGCCCGCGGATGTGCAGGATCGTGCGGTTGTCGACGTCGTATTTGCCGGGGCCGCGGCCGACCGGATCGACGTAGCCGTCGGAGACGGTGACCCGGTAGATGACCTTGCCGCCCTCGAACCGGGGTTCGACCTGGTCTGGGTGCAAAGCCCACCAGTCGGTGACACGGCCGTCGGCGGTGTTCTTCCAGATGAACGCGTTGTTCCGCCACGCCTGCGACTCTTCGATCGTCTCCCAGAACGTGAATCGGGTCTGAACCGGGTTGGTGGCGTTCGTTTGGGGGCCGTTGTCGAACAGCCTGGACTGCCACACGGTGTCGACACGCTGCCGGTCGGGTCCTTCGCCGCGCCAACAACACAACCTCAGCGACGCGACGGCTTCGGCGCGCAACCTCGCAGCCCTGTGCAACGCTGGGATGCCGCGGATCTGTGTGTCGCCGACCTGCGTCTGGATCGACCGCAATCCGTTGTAGCCCCACCTGACCATGTCGGTGAGCGCGAACGACCGCAGCTCGACGTCCTGCCCCTCACGGGTCCGTACGATCATGCAACCTCTTTCAGAACCACTTGAACGTCGCCGTTCGCGTAGTAAGGGGTGGTTGAAAGCGACGCCCAGTACCTGCGCCGGCCGCCTAACCCGTCTATGAGGGTGGCGCCATCGCTGAGGAGCGCGGGGACGTCGTCGGGGTGAGCGAAGAACTCCAGGTGGCGGCCGTCAGGGGATTCTCCGCAGGGGCGAAGCTCGCCCCGCGGGACGCGCTCGAGCGGCTGCCACACCGGCTACAGGACTTCGTAGAAGGCGACGCGCTGCTTGGGAACCACAATCAACCTGCCTTCGGGGGTTAGCGGGTTCGCGCCGACAGCGACATGCAACTGAGGGGCAGCAATCGTGTATTCGCCGCCGCGCCTTGAGACGAGCAGTCCTTCGATGGAGGGGAGCTGCTGGCCTGGGTCCTCGACCAGGTGGACTTTGACGCGGCGTTTCCTCACCATGCGGTCGTCCACACCTCACCTGGAGGAGACGTCACCGACGCCCACAGCGCCAACGTCGCAGCAACCAAAGGGGTGATGTTCACGGTTGAGTTCTTCCGCGACCACGCCCAACGGTCACCCAAAGGACGTTTTTTCGCGCCGCGAAGCGCCGACGCAACCTCCTGCTCCCCCATATGCGCCACCGACGCGGCCTCAACAGCGTCGAAGAGGATCCCGCACGCGTCGGCTTCCTCGGAACTGTTGCACGGCTCGACGTACACACCGGCCTGGGCGAGGTCAGGCAGCAGCGACGCGGCCGGGGAGGTGGTGGCGCAGACGATCCGGGCAGGGTGGTGTTTCGCGTGGAGCTCGGGGAGCCGTTGGAGGAGCCAGCCGACGCCTTTTTTCATCTCGACCACCTCCACATGGCTTCTCCCGTCCGGCCTCTTGCCCGCGACAGCGATCGACGCCGATGTCCTCAAAGGGTCGACGTCGAACGCGAGCCACAACGGCCCCCGAATCTCGGATTTCGGGTCGGTTAGAGCCGACCATTTCGCGGCGGAAATAACGGAGCCGTCGGTGGAGAGGTCGAACCAGTCGCCAACTCCGAGCCTTTCCACGGCGAAAGTGCGAGGATCCAAGGCCAAACGCTCCTTTTCGACGTAATCCAGGCGGATGCGGATCGAAAGCGCCGGATTCGCCATCGCGATGATGTCCGGGTCCGATGCGGCCTCCGCAGGCACCGCGGCCGGGTCTGTGAACGGCGCAGACCATTCCATCCACAGCAGCGAAGGGTCGCCGCCGGCCCGTCCGCGAGCCCGAAGGCGGGAGAACACGACGCCGTCTTCGTGGATGAGCTGGTCGACGGCCGACCCGGTGAACCACGCCTGCGGATCAGGCATCGCAGATACCACCGGCATGATCGCCCCCAGCGACGTTTCCGGCAAATCCATCGGCTCGTCGAAGCCGACCCAGTCTGCGGAGTAACCGCGGCCGCCACCCTTCGTGCGGGTGCGGAACCGGGCCCGGCCACCAGATTTCAGCTCGATCGTTTCGTGGCCGTTCGTGCGCCAGACGTGCTTGACCTCACGCGACAGCCATTCGTTCGCCTCGAGCGTCTGCTCCAACCTACGGAACGCCTCTTTCGCCGTGTCGGCCAGATGCGCCGAGTGGATCAGCGTTTTTTCGCCAAGGATGAAGAGGCCGGCCAACTCGCGAGCCAACAGCAGCTCGGTCTTGCCGTTCTGCCGCGGGACACACAGGCCGACCTCGAACGCAGCCCAACGGCCATCGCGCCGCCGCAGAGACTTGCGGAGCACGTCGGACTGCCACGGGTCAAGGCTCAACCCCGCAGCCTCGACGAGCTCGACCGCCGCCAACGCATCCGGATGGTCAGTCCCCGGCGGGACGGACTCGAGTCTAGGGTTTTGCCTGCCTCGTGCGAAGGTCGCGCCTGGCCCGGATCTCGTCAAGCGGTGTCACCTCACTCTTCTCCGGGGCCAGAGCCCGCAACCGGTCGATCGCCTCCATGAACCGGCCCGCAGCGTTCGCCGCCGCCGTCGCGTTCGACGCCGAATCAACCCGCTCCGCGAGCTCCAACGCCAACGCCGCCTCCGGCACAGACGCAAGCTCAACAGGCAGCGAATCAACCAGCAACTGAACCGCCTCGGTCACCTTGCCTACCACTCGCGTGACCTCCTCCGCCGACCGTTCGTCGCCCGGTTACATCGGGCATGCTCCGGCCCCATGTACCGGGTCGGGTCGCCGTCTACGTGACCCAAATCCCAAGGCTCGCCCGGCAGGATCGACCGTCCGCACCGCCAACACACCGCCAAACCCGCATCAACAGACGGCTTCAACGCCGAACGCAACTTACGGTGCCTGCGGTCGTAAACCGGTTTCGACGCGCGGGGGTATTTGGCTAC